CCGTATCGCCACCGCCCGTGTCGCCACCGCCCGTATCGCCACCGCCCGTATCGCCACCGCCCGTGTCGCCACCGCCCGTGTCCCCACCGCCAGTGTCGCCACCGCCCGTATCGCCACCGCCTGTGTCGCTACCGCTAGTAGCTGTTCGCGCAGTACCGCCGCCTGTGCTATCCGGATGGATATAGTCATATCCGGTTGTCCCATCTTGCCCTGCCAGACGGCTGGCCTGTGTCTGCCCGTTCAAACGGGTATCGTCGGGCACATCGATAATGCGCGTGTTTTTTGTGATGAGGCGGCGACCAATGTCCGAGCGATCGCCTGGGCGGGCTCCGACTTGATCTGTGATGAACGCGATGAGATCCGAAGCTGCCATTGGCGTGAACGTCGGGGTGAAAACAGGCGTGCTTTGCACGTTGGCCAGCGCTGCACCCGTTTGATCTACCGCAGCACCGTCCTGATATGTGTTGTCGTCGAGGTAATACGCGGTGGTTCCGCCCGGATCGGAAAGCCTGATAGGTGCGTTTGGAGGGGAACTGTCTGGACCGCGCTCATAGACGTTTCCGATGATGTTGGCGGTACAATTTTCATAGAATTCAGTGCACCACGTGCCCCAGTTGTAAAAGTAGTTGTTGTAGATCTCGACTTTGCGCGCATCCTCTTTGACCAGCGGCAGCCGGTAGTCATGGCTTGCGATGTAGTTGAGGCAAATGGTGATGCCATCGGCGGATTGAGTACCGTTTGGAGCACCAACCAATACACCGTATCCGTGATCTCCCTGGCTGTGAATGCTGTCGTCCAGCGCTTCAGCAATGATGTTACGACTGAACGTTATTTTTTCGTTTGGACCCCAAGACGTCAGCGCCTCGTCCGTGCTGAAAATGAGAGTATTGCCATCAATGATGACGTGACGCACGACCGTAGATCCATCGCCGACGGAAATGCAGTCCCGATCGTCACCGTTTTGGCCGGGGAAATCGTCGCCTGGGGCAATCGTCAGGCCGCGAATAATAACCTGATCGACACGAATACGAATACGACCGCCAGTGACAATGATCCCGTCTGGCGACGTCTCCCCCTCAACCGTGACGTTGCCATGGTCAAAGCTGCCATCACCACGCATTTGCAGCTGATCACCCAGCGCGATGATCCCAGAGACATCGAACTGGATCCGGCGGGTACCAAACGCGCCTGCACCGACCAGATAGTATGGCAACGATCCAATGACCGCGGCATTGCCCGACAGATTTGTAACGCGCACGATGCGGCCACCATCGCCACCCGTTGTCTCAGCACCCCAACCAATCCGTAGATCAATGACTGAAAGATCCTCAGGCGTAAAATCAAGTGGCATTATGCAATCCCATCCCTAGATCACAGTCACTGAGAACGGCCCGGAAACTTGCCCGGTGTTGCCCGCCTGGTTGAATGGCTCGATGTAGTAGTCCCATTCACCTGACGGGATGCAGGACGCTGTTTCTTCGAAAACAACAACGTCATCGATCACGCCATCGAATGCCACGTCGACCTCAAACTCGATGCCGTTCGTGCCGCCATTTGCCACAAGTGAAACCAGAGCCTGCCCGTTCGCATCCACCGCCGCACCAGGCACCTCGGTGCCACCAATCAGCTTTGGCGTGACGGTGCCGGCCGTGCGGCCACTGACGACAAACGAAATCCGCAGGATCTTGCCATTCGACGTAGAAAAGCTCCGCGTGAGGCCGCTACCCGTCGCGATGTTCGATCGCCCTGGATCACCATCAACAAAATTGGTGGTCTGGCCACTGGTGACCGACAACAAACCCGAGACCGCATCGGTGGCGCGATCGAGAACATCACCATCCGGCACACGGAACACCTGGATCTGGGTCGGTCTGCGTTCCGCTCCACCTGATGAGACAAAGGTGTTCGACAGGAACACCGCAACATCGGTATGACCGAGGCTGCCTGTGACCGTGATATCGTCGTCATCCAGAGGATCTGATGAGACCGGGTTTTGGGTTCCGATGATGTGGCTTCGCAGGCTCGACGCCGGACCCCAAACGGTCGAAAACGCCTCGGCTTCCATCTCGACGTTGTCGCCATCTAGATAGATGTCCGTAAAGAAAGCACCGTTTGCCGCTGGAAACTCATCGGTTGTCCACGGCGTTGTCCCGACAATGCGATGGCGCACGCGATACTTGTTGAGGAATGCCGCCGATCCGGATCCGGGTCCGACCCCAACCGCCAGGGAATTCGCAGACGCACCAAAGACACTTCCTGACCCGCTCCGAATATAGCGGAACACGGGCGCGGCCGGCGGCCCCAATAGATCCCCAACATCTGTCCCAACACGACCATCCCAAGCGGGCACAACAAGATCATCGGTCAGCTGATCGATCTCAGGCGCATGTGGCACAAACAGCATCCGGCTGTTGAAATCGTCTGCAGGCTCGATCGCGCGGATCCGCAGCGGCACGCTGTCCGCAGATATCGGGCCAATGTGCACGATCTGGTCAACTTCCGGCACCTCGCCGTTACCGGTCAGTCGCAATGCTGTCGTGTCCTCGGTCGCATCGGCAACCGCTCGCACCACCGACGCGCCAACGATGTCATCTGCGGCAAAGCTCTTAAATCGCATGCCACGACCAACCCCTGCCTCGATCAGGCTATCAAGCACCACGAGGTTGCCCGTGACCTGACGGACCCGCGCAGAGTAGTGCGTCTCATTGATCTCATTGAAACTTGCCATCACGAGATCACCGCGCGTTGCCACGCGGGTGCGCATGCTGGTCATAGCTGCGTAGCTTGTCGGGCGATGGATCAACTCGTACATGCGGCGGCGCGCCTCGCGATAAACCTCAGCCGGATCCGTCTTGCCCGGCAGGCTGATTTCTTCAGTCAGCACCGGATCGCCAACGAAACCAGGCCAGGGAACAATCCGCTCAGCTGGGCGATAATCGACCGTCTCGTCCAGGAACCGCACCCGGAACCCATCCGGAGGATCAAAGTAAGGCTGGGTCCACGTGAACTGATCAGCGTTTTGATCGTTGAAATGCTCGATCACGGGACCATCCGACCGATCAACAACAACACCCCACTGAACACCGTCGTGGCGGGCAGTCGCACGGCCGGCCCCACAGATAGCCATAAGCATGTCACCGAGCGGTGCACCCTCGTCATGAGCGAAGTCATACTTGAGGTCCTTGGCAACGCAGTAGTCGTACCATTCAGCAATGAGGTCGAGGTCAATATCCGCATCGTCTGCCGGATATGGGTTTTCGGCCCCACGCAGCACGGTCAGGAATGCCGTTGCAGGATTGCGACCATACCCCACTGCCCACTCACCGGCGCTGCGGATCGATCCCTGACGCTCGACCAAGCAGTTGAGGTTATCGACACTGCCGTTCAACTGATAGGTTGCGCGCACACGCACTGCGATCAACGCGATCGGGATCTCCATATTGATCGGATACTCAGGCCGGATCGACTGCACTGCTGCCAAGGTCACGCGATCAGATCTGTCGGTTTCTGTCGGCTCATCAGACAGGCGTTCAACCTCGATCTGCCAACGACCACGCGAAGGTAGATCCCAAGAATGCTGCTTGAATATCGCTTCGCGCTTGCTCGCGCTGATTTCCAACGTCTCAACCGTCGACCATGCACCGACACCATCCAAGCGCTGGCGGATCTGCACAGAAACCGACTGCGTCTTGACATCACCGTCATCATCCACCCGAAACAAGCCCTGCGGAAACGACAGGATCACCGAAGCCTGCGCGCTGTCGCCCGCCGTAAAGCGCGTGACCGGCGTTGAGACACTAGCCGCACCATCAATGATCTCGCCTGCGGTGTCGCGCGGGTACGGCCGGATCAATTCAATGCCCGCCGCATCCTCAAGAACCTGCCGCGAATACAGAGACACCGGCATGTCAGCATCGCGCCCTTCGCGGATCTCGACCTCTATGTCCTTAAACTCATCGATCGGCGTGTCACCAATCCGCAAATCTGAAACGCGCACCGGACCATAACCCGGCGTGAAGAGCGCGCGCACATACTGCTGGTCTTCGACGATTTCCGTGTAAGACGTCGCCGCAAAGGGCGGCGAATAGCGCAGCGCACCCATGATCGACGGCAGGCTTTCGCCAGGTCGTGCGTCGTTGCGCCAGCCTTGAATGCTATAGACGTTCCGGCGGGCATCTGACGCCGATCCAGCATTCGGGACTTGGATCGGGATCAGCGCGTCCACCAGCAACGCCCCAACGACCGTCAGTCCAGCTGTCACCAGACCCAAGCCAAACTGACCAGTGATCCCTAATGCGCCTGCCACGGGCCCCGTCAGCGCAATAGCCGCGACGGACACTACGATCGTCAACACCTGACGGATCTCGTCTCCACCGGGTACCGCCACAATCCGCGTGTTCACGCCAGGCTTTGGCTTCACATGCGGCCAGAGGTGCGGCTCAACGAGGATCTCGCCGCGATCGCTAACAAGGTGCACACGGAAACGCTCACGCGCCGCATCCTCGCGCGGGTGGACCCGCGACACGATGTCCGAGACGCATAGCCCCTCGGGCACCTGCAGATGACGCGCAGGGATTTGACCAGGCAGCGCACCGGCCATGAACACCGAATGATTGTGGTGGCTCATAACAAAACCTCCGCTGGCATACGGCTGGCAATCTGCTCGTGGCGAAACGAGGCCACATAGCGATGCGTCCAACGCGACGACTTTTGGCTTTCAATCTTGGCCTGATCACCCTGCGCCATGTGCAGCATGCGATGACGATCAACTGCGATCCCAACGTGGCTGTCGAAACCGCCAACCCGGAACAACAGCAGATCAAAAGGCAAAATCGGACCCGTGACGGCCCGCCAAGGCTTGCCACGGTTGCTCAGCAATGCGGCGGTCTGTTCTTTCTCGGCTGTGTTTGCGTAGCAGCCCGCATAGGACGGCAACGCGATGCGCAATTCCTCGGCATAGACGAGGCAGGCCAGCCCCCAGCAATCACATCCCTTCCGGTCCCGTCCCAGATCCTGAAACGGAATGCCTACAAACGCGTCTGTCCAATTCACCTGATCAGCCCCGGAAACCTGTTGCGTGTAAATCGGTGCATCGGTGCGATCTCTTCCTCGATCAAACGACGGCTGACCTCGATGCGCACTTCGCTCGCGTCACCGCTTGCATCACCCATCACCATCCCGCGAAACTCGACCTCTGGCAGATCCGGGCTAGACGCCAAGACAACCGCCATATGCACCGTCGGTGGCTTCGTGAAACTACGCAGCAGCTTACCGATCCGCGTGCTGACGTTCTCAAGGATGATCGCCGAGGACGCTGCAACACCTTCCTCATCGCCCGGCACCTCAGCAGACGCCAGAATGAACAGGTAAGGCTCAGTCTCGGGATCCGCACCAAACCATGTGGACAGCGTCGCGTAGCTGATTGGATCGTCAGAAATCCGCACCGCATTGTCAGTCGAGAACCGTAGCGGTGCGTCCAACTCATTGCTTTCCACAACGATCAGCACGGCCTCGATCTCGTCAGTCGATTGCGCGTCAACCGCTTGGCGCGCGTTCAAAGAGACCCGCCTCATGGCATCACCGCTACGGAGAACGCAATCTCAAAACCACGGCCATAAGGCTGCTCACTCGGCAAATCCTCAAATAGGCAAAGCCACTGCGCCGCCAAAAGCATTGGCGTGCCATCTGCCATAAGCATCGGGGCACCTTCTGACGTCAGCATTGCCCATCCATCCGTGACAGGATCCGGCATGTAGAATGGCAACGCGCCACCCTTGAGCGTTTCATCGACAAACTGATCAAGGACCGCTTTGCCGCTACGCGTCACCGCGACAGACAGAGCATAGATCTTTGGGACATTGGAAAACTGCCGGCGATAGCCACGCGTTGGACCAGGCTTGGAAAGACGGCCGTCAACACGCTGTCCGGATAAAGTCCGGCGCAGAGGGCACGGCAACTCAGACGGCCAAACCGCGACGCTCATCTACCTGGCATCCCAGGACGCACGCCCGCGCTACGCAGGTGCTTGTTTGCACCGCCACCTTTTTGCTTCATCGCATCACCAACAGCGTCCGCCAAGACCAGCTTGGCGCTGCGGCCGCCGTTTTCATATTCGATATCGCCGCGCACCGGCGTTGAACTTCGGTTCTCAACAGTGATCGCCAGGCCACCAGCTGCAGACTGCCCTGCCCGTGCTGCCATCTCCCGCGAGATATCATGTGGGATCACTTGCGTGCCGCGCGGCAGATTGAGTATCTCGCCACCTTGCTCGTTGATCCGCGCCGGCCCACCGGGATGGAAACTTGTCCCAACCGCATAGGAGGGAATTTGGGGAAGGCCGGAAAAAGCGCCACTAAAAAGGCTGCCGAACAACTGTCGACCGGCCGTCAGTGCCACCATCTCCGCGATCATACCTTGGAAGCTATCCAAGATCGAACTCACAAAGCCTTTGAAATCCCGGCCACCACCGGCAATGAAGTCACCGAACGCACGACTTGCGTTGTCGATACCACCAACAAACACCTGCGCCTTGTCGCGACCAAAGCCCTCGGCAGTGACAGCCGCCTCTTTGAGCGCCGCCTGCATCCCCTGCGCCTCAGTTTTAAGTCCAGCAACCGCAGCAGCGGCGCGTCCAGCTGCGCCACCCCCACCACCGCCGCCGCCTGTTTCCTCAAGTGCTGTGTTAAGATCCGTGACTGCGACCGTACTACCTTCGATTTCGGCAGTAGTTCCTTCAACATCAGACCGCAATGCGGCAACGGCAACAGAAACCCCGGAGAATGCACCTTCAATTTTACCACCGGCCTCGGCAAAACTTGCGTCCGCCAGGCCGAAGAAATCGGAAGCCGCACCTGCAGCGTCCCCCGAAGCTTGCACGATGTTTGAAACCGCGCCCTGCAAACCATCCGCAAAGCCTTCGAATGGCTTGAGGCCCAGAACCTCGATGCCGGCCAGCGTTTGCGCAGAATTAGCGATAGCACCAACAAATTTAGACCAGGCAAAGATAAGATCGGAAACCAGCAGACTGAAATGACCACTGATTGTAGACCAAACACCAGATAGGCTGGCAGGTATCGCCTTCGCACCCTGTATAATGCCGGTCCACACCGCCTTGACGACATCCCCCAGCTTACCCATGGCCGACCCAAACCCGCCCGCACTACGCACCAATCGGGAAAACTGAAGCGCCAACTCGCCACCCAAGACGATCAAAGCTCCGATGCCAGTCGGGATCAATGCCGTGCGCAACGTCGTGAGTGCGCCAGCCAAACTGAAAGTCGCGATCCGCGCAGCAACCAACGCCTTGACGTACCGGGCACCAAAGAGCGTCACCGCAGCGGCGACGTAGGCAGACATGCGATCGAGGTTTTGGGTTAGGCCATCGATCACAATGCGTAGTGCACCACCCTCGCGAAGTGAGTTCGTCAGCGCCTCTGCCATCCGCCCCAGAGCCGGCACAATCGCGATCGCCAGTTGCTGCCCCGCATATTGCGTGACGAGGCCAAGTCGCGACATCGCATCGTTTGCTTGTTCGATACGGGTGGCATCGAAATTGCTTATCTCTAGGCCATAATCCTTGATATCATCACGGGCCGATCGGATCGCATCACCGCCCTGCAAAATCAGCAAAGCCATTTCGCGGTTACGCACGCCAAGATCGCGCAGAACTGCTGTCGTCTCACCAGCATCGAGACCCAGAGCTGAGACCTGATCCGCAATGCGTGCAATCTTTTCGTCAGCATCCAGGCCCTCGATGTCCTTTGCCGACAAACCGATCGCCTTGAGCGCACGTTCTGCGTTACCGCTGACACCGATCGCCGAAATTTCACGGTTCATCGTCTGGATGTCATTGGTCAAACTGGACAGGTTGACGCCCGCCTCTTGCGCCGCCAATTCGAGCGCCCGGAACCCACCAATCGAGGCATCGAGCCGGCGCGCCGCCTTGGCTGCCTCATCGATCTGTTGCGCGCCTTTGATAGCAGCTGCTGTGACGGCCACACCCATCGCCGCCGCAGCGGCACCGACAGCGCGAAACTGCTGTCGCATGCGCGCCTGGGCATCTTTCACACGGCGCGCACCGCGTTCGAATTTGGCGCTGTCGAGGCCAAGATTGACCCGCAGCGATCCAATCACGCTAGACATTCAATATGACCTTTCAACGGGAGACGTTTCGCGAAACCGACCGAACCATAATCCGGGCGCGCGTTTCTTCGATTTCGGCCGCGATTTCTGGCGGCAATTCTGGGGCATTTGATACTTCACCCGATGCAACAAAGTTCGGCATCTTGTCAGGCGCGCTCACTGCGATCGCAATCCAGCATGCAAGTTCATGATTGCGCAGTCGGCTTTCATCGTGACCGATCAAGCGCTGCTTTGCAGACAGCCTGGCTACATGATTGACCTCTGCGATCGAGCGATCCCAGAAATCTACGTAGGGTTGCCCCGCCGCAAGCCAGACCTGCAGCAAGGCGTCAATTAGGTCGCTTTGGCTGACCCTTTGGCGGGCTTCCCCGCTGTCGCGTTTCCCACCACAGTCGCCTCATCGTCAGGCACTTCATCAGGACCAACGCCCGCAAACAGCGACACAGCGTTGGTAAACACTTCCACGGCCGGCACAAAGCCAAGCGCCGTGATGATATCGCCCGCACGATCGAGTGTGGGATCTGGATCCTTTGGAAGGCCGACGACAAACAGGCGACGGAAGCCGACAGGATTGACCTTTTCGCCCATCCCTTCGACTACCTGCATGAAATCCTCGCCAGTCTCTTCAGTGTACTGGCAGACCCCATTCATGGTGATTTTGAAGGGCACTGAGACGCCATCGAAATCCAGCAGGATTTGGCCGGTTCCAGTAGTCATTAGGCGACCGCCCCCTCAGTGTAGTCCGGGGCGCCCTGCACACGGCAGGACAACTCGATCATGACGGTTTCACCGGGTGCAACAGGCGGCACCGCCACCGTCAAGAATGCGCTGATGATCCATGTGTCACCAGCAGTTTGCGTTCCATGGGTCGTCATTGTGCCTCGGATTTGCACAAGCGTGTCTGCCTCATCGAGCGCCAACAAAGCTGCATAAAGATCATGGTCATAGTTCACCGGCACAACGATCTCATCGACCGTGCGCAGACCCGGCAAATCGCTGGTGTAGCCATCGTTGCCGATGCACGTGTTGTCCTGATAAGCCTTGGACGTTTTCGGCACGATCAGTGTCTTGCTTTTCGGCAGAGGCAACCAGGTGGCCCCCTCATCGATTGAGTAGTCGTTTTGCGCTGTCTTGAGCGTGAAACCATCGTTCGGCATGATTGCCCCCTATGTTTGATGATAGCTGATGTTGAAATCGAGAGACCGGCGATACACGATGCCGGCCTGATCTTTCTCCCCCTCGCGCCCGTCACGGGTTTGCAGGTGGATCGTATTGTCGATCACGCCCTGAGAGAGGTGGCCGAGATATTTCCGAATAACCTTCGCAATTGCGATTTTCTGCTTTTGCGTTTTCGACCAGCAGTCGATCTGGACACGCGCTGTCGACAGATTGTCAGGGCCATCGATGCTATGCTCTGATCCGTCAGAAATCAGCGTCATCACAACTGCCGGCAGACGCTGCCGCTGCGGTCGCTCATCCCAAAAAACCTTAGGGCCGACCAATGCCGTGAGCGGCGCATGTGACCTCAAAAGCGCGCGTAGTTGTTCTTCCATCAGATCTAATACCTTAAGCTTTGGATGCCTTGAGCGCGGCCCGCGCAACAGACTTCTCGACTTCCGTCCAAAGGTGATCGCCGAGACGTCTCAGCAGATCGGTTTTGTCAGCATCCCAGGCCGGCCGCGCCCAGGGGCGGGCGGCGAGGATGTAGGTTCCAAATTCGGTCGTTGTGGCCTGTGGAAGCGCACCGGCACCAACAAACATCTCGACTGATGCGCGATCGTTACGAAACATCTTGCGATGCAGGCGCGCTTGACGCTTTGAAAGTCTTGTCGCGACCCCAATGCTGTCGATCAATTCCCCTTCGCCCCTTGGCGCGCCGTCTTTCATCTTTTGAACCAGTGGCTCAGCCGCTTTTTTCAAAGAACGACGCACGACGCCCTTACCGGCAGCCTGAGAGAGTTTTTCCAACTCGATCTCAAGCGCTTTGAAACCCTCAAGATCGACGGTGACGGTCATTCTTTTGGCAATGTCACTGTGTTGATTTCAAGCTGGCGACCATTGCATTCAGGCACTTCTTTGATGCCGGTTATCTCGTAATCAACCAGCTCACACACAAGCTGATCTGCAGGTGTGATCGACTTTGCAAACGTGGTCGCCTGCACAATAAACCGCGTCGTCACATGGTCAGAAACCTGCGATCCGCGCCAACGCTCACCGTCACCAACATCGGACTTTTTGCCTCGGATCGGATCGCCAAAATTTTGAAAGTCTGCCACCTCTGCAACACCATCATCGACAGGGACACCCCGCCGAAACTGTATGACGGATTTCATGTCTCCCGCCTTGGCCCGACGCATTAGGTAAAGCTTCTTTCTGCCGCCAGCATATCCGCAACAGACTGTCGCACGCCTGACCAAGCGCCAGCGTCAACAGCGTCGCGGTTTTCATACCAAAATGCGACCAACGCCTTTACAGCGCCCGTGCAGTTTTTGGGCCAACCCTCAGGAAATTCGGTGTCGAGATCCCGCCGTACGTAACCAAGCACGTAGTCCTCTGCGGTCGCCTGCAACTCGCCCAGCAACACGTCGTCGTCTGAGTAGTCGGCAGCCTGGCAATGGCGCTTGATTTCGTCCAGCGGGATCCGGGTCACTTGGCTTCTGCCTTCGCAAGTGCAGCCTCTGCAGCTGCCTTGTCTGATGCCGCCCGCTCAGCCAGCACTTTCGCTTCTTTGAGCTTGCCCTCTGCATCTGCTTTGTCCTTTGCTGCCTGGTCCGCCAGCTTCTGGGCATCTGCCACTGCAGCAGCATCGATAGCAACCTGTTCGGCGGAGGCCGCAAATTCCTCCGCAGCCGCCTTATCCGCTTGCACCTTCTTCAAGGTGGTCTTCTTTGCAATCTTGCGAGCCAAAAGGTTCTCAGCGACCTCCTTTTGACCGATGTCTTTTTCGTCAAAATCGTAGACGACATCCTTCAAGAGCAGTCCGATTTTAGTCTTCTGTGTGCGCGAAATTTTTAAAAGCATGTCGTGCTCTCCAATGTTTGGGATCATGAAAAACGCGCACCCCATTGGGACGCGCGTTCATATCGGATCAATCAGCGCTGATTAAGCGAAGGTAAAGTCGCCGGTGACCAATGCGCCAGGGCGCTTATTGGCTAGCGCCAGGCGCTTTGTGGCTTTGATCGTCTTCATGCCTTCGATGAAGTTGGTGCCGTGTTCGCTCGAAATCAGCACTTCCGTGTCCTGGCGATCATGAAGGGTTGCCGCCATGCGGAAGTTACCTGCCATCCACTCACCAGCGCTGTGCGAAAGTGTTGGCACCACATCCAGCCCCCAGAGACGCGGCGTGCTTTGCTCGTTTGGATTGCCAAAGATGTACCGCTCTTGGCTATCCTTCAGAAGCTCAATTCCCGCCCAATCGATCGGGTGAAGCGTCACGCCGTTGGCTGCATAGTTGCCCAAGGCAACCTGCAAGATACCAAGCCGCAAACGGTCAATGCGCGTCGCATTTGGCAAGCCGGCAGCCGCCGCAAATGCGCTCGCAACAGTGATCAGACCTTCCAGGTTCTGGCCCGTGCCGTCGCCTGCGAGGATCTGCTGTTCTTCTTCAAGATCCAAGTCATAGCGCAACTCGTTGTCGATCAGTCCGCTCAACTGACCTGCATCCGCCAAGGCCTCATCAGACGCGTGTGCAAAGGCCACGATCTTACGAACGTTCGCCTCCGCTTGCGCCCAGGTGTAGACACTCGCCGGATCTGCCGCAGCACCCTCAGCAACCATGCCCGCGTTGTTGGTCCGCACCGTCTGCCGCGCGAATTTCACTACGTCACTTTCTGTGGTCGTGACGTTCAAAAGCGCCCGAATGACCAGCCGCTGCATTGGCATGTTAGCGGGATCGCTGTCGAAGCCCTCACGGATCAGGCCGCCGGCAACAACGGTGATTGCGTTCTGCGGCTTCATAGTCAGACCGCCCTGCATCCCACCTTCAAGCCAAGACTTGAGCGCTTCGTTCTCGACGATCTCTTGACCGACAGAAGTGAGACCACCGCCACCGGCACCACCACCTTGCGCAAAGGCCTGCTCAAGGTCGAGATTGCGCGTTTCCAAACCTTCGAGCTGACCTTCAAGCTTTTGCACAGCACCGTGCAGTTCGTGAAACTGCTTCAAGGCTTTGTCGGCGCCTGCCTTTGCCTCTGCAGTCAAATCGCCCGTTTTCTTCTGCTCAGCCAGCGCATTTTCAGCGACTTGCTTCACAGAGCTGTCCACACGGGTCAGTTCGGCTTTCACGTCAGCCAAGAGCTGCGCAACATTGCCGCCATCCATTTGCGGAAAACCCATTGCAGCTGCAGGCATCGTCGACATAAGCGCCGCTGTCGAAATCATCGGCATCATCAGTTTTTTCATGTTTCTGTCTTTCCAAAGTTTTTGAGGTCCTGCAAAAGCCCTGTCAGCCCTTGCTCTACGTCGGCAGCGCCAGGCATGCCGTGAGGGTCAGCGCCAGGCATGCCCCCCTTCAAATCCTGCAGCAGCTCACGCCGCGCAGCACTCGTGAGACCTGATCGCGACGCCATCAGATCGAATTTCTTTTCAGCTCGCATGCTTGCTGAGGCTTCACCGCCATCGGTTTCCACCATGTCCGCCGCCAACAACTCATCTGCGAAACCTTGATCGACTGCCGACTGGCCACCAATCCACGTCTCTCGGTCCAGCATCTGCGTCAGATCCTCGGCACCAACGCCGGTACGGGCGGCGTAGATATCAACCGAAATCGCATCAAACGGCTCAAGCCAGTCAGCAACTTCGCGCAGGGCGTGGCGATCGCCACCGGCACCGATGCGTGTGTTGTGGATCATCAGGAAGCCGGCGCGTGCTATCCGTACGCTGTCCCCAGCCATCGCAATCACTGACGCGGCGGACGCTGCAATTCCCAGGATGTTCACCGTCACCGTGTTGGTGTGTTCGCGCAGCAAGTTATAGATCGCTAGGCCTTCAAAGAAGTCGCCACCAGGTGAATTGACGTTCACCGCAACCGGCTCATCTCCAATCGCTCGAAGGGCCGCAGCGATGCGCTTTGCAGTGACGCCATCACCCCAGAAATCCGCGCCAATTGGATCAAGGATCGAAATACTTGCCGGCGCGTCCGCCTCACCAGCCGCGCGCACTTCCGGCGACCAACGCTGCAGTGCCTTTGGCGCGATGTCGCTATGCACACCAGACCGCGTTGTCACATCGGCACGCGGCAGATTTTCCTTACCCATTTGTCGTTTCCTTCCCAAGAGTTTCCAGAGGTGCCATCGCGGTCTGCGCATGCAGCTCATCGGCAGCACCACCACGCCGAGGCAATTCCAGCTTGTCGCGGCTCTCATCAGCAGATTGGATGCCGGAATTCGTGAGTTTTGTGAGAAATTCCGCTTTCGACTTGCTGTCCATTTGCAGCATCGCCTCACGGTTCCATTCGACCGACCATTTCCCACGCTTTTCGGCAGGCACGATATCGCGATTTAATCGCGCCTCTTTGCGTCTCAGTTGAGGATTGATCCCGAGCGTGAGCCACGCCAGCATGATGGCCTCGACACCGCTTCCCCACATTGTCTGACCGGAGCCTGCATGCCCGATAATAATCGGCGGCGTTCCAAACCATCGACATACATCCTCGACCCCGAAACGCCGCGTATCCAGCAGCTGCGCGTCTTCAGGATTGATGTTCGTTTGCTCAAACGACAATCCTGCCTCAAGCGTCATGATTTTTCCCGCCCGCTTGCTGCCGACGTACTGCTCCAGCCACGTTGTCAACTGACCACGTTGTTCCTCATTCAGGGTTTGGTCAGATGTCAGTATACCGGATGCCATCATCCCATTCTCGAACATACGTGACGACGTTTCATCAGCGGCCAGCGCCGCCCCAAGGCTCTCGACGCCATATTTGATAGTTGACAAACCAAGGCCATTTCCCGCCCCAAAACCGCGCTGGTGAAACACCTTTTCAGGTGGCAACACGGTGGTCTTGCCGTTTTCTCGCACGTGATAGTTAAAGCGCCCATCGCTACGCCGTTTCGGCGTCACGTCCTGAAGGGGCCGCAACCCGACCAAACGACGCCCGATCTCTAGCCGCTCACAATAGGCATTTCCCGTCAGCGCAATCTGGCTGGCCCGACTTTCCCAATATTCCATGCCTGTTTGCGTTGTGTTTGGTGAGATCGTCAGGATCTCGGCAATCTCAGGTTCAATGCGAACTTTGTTGCCATTCGATTGCTTCTCAAAAACAGCCAATGGAAGCGACCCGATGAGCTGCGAATTGCTCCGCACACAGGCCCATGCCGCCGAGAGCTTCAACGCACGTTCCGCCGTGACCGTCTGCCCCGCCTTGCTCATGCGTCCGGCGCTAGGCATATCAACCGACCCACCCAAGGTTTCCCAGCCACTCTCGCCGTCGGCCAGTGCTTTTACAGCCCCGCGCCAAGCGCCCTTGACAACCCGACCAATCATACAGCCATCGCCGGCGCAGCAAGGAAACCTGAAAGGTCAACCTTCTGCGCAGAAGGATTGAGGCTCATAAGATAGACCGCGTTGAACGCGGCCATCAGGGGATCGATCTTGCCCGTGCCTGAAACTGCCTTTGTCACAATCACTGCATTGCCCCTTGCTTCAGTTTTGGCGTTACCCACGCACCACCGCATCAGCGGCTGGTCTGCGTGCGACAACGTTCCGTCAAAAAGTTTTCTTTCAGTGCCCTTGATCGCACCGTTCAGCTTGTAGCCCTGCGTGACGCTCGCCAGTGTGTCGTGTGGAATACCGGCCTCTTCGAGCGCATCAACGATCGCGGCGACACCTTCAGGATCCAATCCGATGCCACCCTTTTCAGGTAGCAAGCCGGCATCAAAAACCTGCAGAACGATTTCTACCAATTCCTCGATGTCCTGTGTTGGCTGATCACAAATCGTCAGAGCATCGCACTCCGCAAAGTCCTGCAGCTTTGCGGATATACTCTTACGGCGTTCCAGCACGATTTCATGAGCCCAGGCTGCGCACCAAAGCTGCCAACGCTTCGTTTCTTTGTGCCGACCCAAAACCCCGGCCCCCAACAGGTCATCCATGCCACCCCCATCGATCCCGATACACGCGACTTCGGAACTGGCGATAAGCGTATCCAGATCGAGAACCGGATCGGCAGCTTTTGCCCAGAACGCTGCACCAGCCCAACCGCCAGTGATCTGCCCCAGGCCAATCTCAATGTTCAGGTGCTGACTGGCCCAACGCGCCAATTCCTCGGCACTCGTATCAACAGCTTTTCGGAATTCTGGCACCAGGCGCTCGATCGTGATTGATCTGCCGAGATTGGGCAGCACAAAGGGCCAGAATTTCGAGTTTTTCCAAGGCTGCTTTTCGTCAGCCTGAAACTCTTGCGGAAACTCGTAGAGGATGGGCAGCATGCGCACATCGTCGACAATGATACCGTCGCGCACCTTACGGGCGTATTCCAATTCAGCTTTGAAAACACCTTGCGGCGGGATCTCACTCTGCGTTGTGATGATCACCAACAGCGATTTTGCATTCGTGATCATCCCACCACGGATCTGACCGACAACCCGGTTTGCAAAATGCCGCTCGGCCATCACGTGCAACTCATCAAGGATCGCAAAGGCTGGAATGCCACCAGTAGTTACCGCAGGATCGAAACTGGTAACTTTGAGCTTTGCCTTCAGCGGCCGTCCGGTTTCCGGATCTGGAAAATGATCTGTGATCGTCTTTTTGTGTTCGTCGATCTTAAAGCGTTTGGACAACCAGGGATCTGCCTCGATCATACCCTGCATCTGGCCAAAGCAAGTCTGCGCCACTTCCTGCGTTGGCCCAACAACGATACCCTTGATGTTTGGCGTCGTGTTCATTTGCAACGCGATTAGGCCCAGACAGGCCGCGAGCGTCGTTTTGGTGTTCTTCTTCGCAACCAGGCAAAAGACCTCGCCAACGAACCGTGCGCCCGTGTCCGGATCGACACCACCAAAGCAGGCCCGCACGATGTCCCGCGCCCATTCCTCGGCCACCTCGCCCATGCGGGGCTGGCCATCGATGTCAGGGACAACCAGCTTGTCGAAAAGCGCGACAGCGATCTCAGATAGGTTTTCGTCAAGATCCAGGTTTGGGATTGGCGTCGCGCCCGCCTGCAGCTTCTCCCACCAGTCAGGACACGCGGCCCAAGACATATCGCTCATTGGCGCGGCAACCTGTCATAAAGTTGCCCGTAGTCGAGATCCGGGTTGCCGGCGTCCTCAAGGCGTTTCGCCTTAAGTCCCTTTTCTGGCTCTTTTGGCTCTTCGCTGCTTTTTGGCGGCGGCGGTGCAGCAATCCGATCAAG